ATTGTAAAAGAGATTGGGGGAGAATATACTCAACTTGCATCAGATATTGATGAAACTGAAACTTATGTGGATACAGGTTCGTACATTTTTAATGCTCTTGTATCCGGTAGCATATTTGGTGGGGTATCTGGTAATAAGATTACTGCAATCGCAGGTGAAAGTTCTACTGGAAAAACTTTCTTCTCTCTCGCCGTCGTTAAAAATTTCCTTGACAATAATCCTACTGGATATTGTTTGTATTTTGATACTGAAGCAGCAATCAACAGAGCCCTTCTTGAAAGTAGGGGAATTGACACAACTCGCTTGGTGGTTGTCAATGTCGTAACTGTAGAAGAGTTTCGTGGAAAGGCACTCAAAGCAGTTGACCTTTATATGAAGAAACCTGAAGGGGAACGCAATCCCTGTATGTTTGTGCTAGACTCTTTGGGAATGCTCTCCACTAGTAAAGAAATAAACGATGCTCTGAATGATAAAGAAGTTCGGGACATGACTAAGGCACAATTGATTAAGGGTGCTTTCCGTATGCTAACCCTTAAACTGGGTCAGGCAAAGATTCCTATGATCGTGACTAATCACGTATATCAAGTTATTGGATCTTATGTTCCTATGCAAGAAATGGGTGGAGGGTCTGGGCTCAAGTATGCCGCTTCTACAATCATTCATCTTGGAAAGAAAAAAGAAAAGGATGGAACAGAAATTATTGGAAACATCATTAAGTGTAAAACAGTTAAATCCCGATTAAGTAAGGAGAATCAAGATGTTGAAGTTCGTCTTTATTATGATGAGCGTGGTCTTGATAAGTATTATGGATTACCTCAACTGGCAGCAGAATCTGGAGTTTGGAACTTTGCGGCTGGAAGATATGAAGTTAATGGGAAAAAGATCTATGAAAAAGAGATCCTAAAAAATCCAGAAAAGTATTTTACCGAAGAAGTAATGCAGCAACTTGATGCTGCCGCGAAACAGAAATTCTCCTATGGAACGAATTGAGACTACTATTCTCAGAAATCTAATATTTAATGAAGATTATTCCCGTAAAGTTATTCCTTTTATTCAACCAGATTACTTTGAGAAAAGAAGTGAAAAAATCATCTTTGAGGAGATTGTAAAGTTTATTGTTAAATATGGTTCTGCAATCACGATTGAAGCACTTTCGATTGAGATAGAAAGCAGAACCGATATTACAGAATCCGAAGTTAAAGAAGTTCGAGATATTAATAGTTCTCTAAATGACTCTCCTGTAGATAACCAATGGATTCTTGATACTACTGAAAAGTGGTGTCGTGATCGTGCGATTTACTTGGCACTTATGGAGTCAATTCATATTGCTGATGGTGATAATGAGAAAAAGAATCGTGATGCGATTCCAAGTATTCTTTCTGATGCATTAGCAGTATCTTTTGACAATAACATCGGTCACGATTATCTGGCAGATTATGAGGAGCGTTATGCATATTATCATAAAAAAGAAAATCGTCTTGAGTTTGATCTAGACTTCTTTAATAAAATTACAAATGGTGGAGTTCCAAGCAAGACTCTCAATATTTTTCTTGCTGGAACAAATGTTGGCAAAACTCTAGCGATGTGTCATATAGCATCTTCTTTTTTGCTGCAATCTAAAAATGTTTTATACATTACTATGGAAATGGCAGAAGAAGAAATCGCTAAAAGATTGGATGCTAATATGCTAAATGTTGCAATCAATCAATTGGAGGATCTGCCTAAATCTACTTTTAGTAATAGGGCATTTGGACTGGCAGAAAAAACAAAAGGAAATCTTATTATTAAAGAATATCCAACTGCATCAGCACACTCGGGGCATTTTAAGGCACTTCTTAATGAACTTGCTCTTAAGAAATCTTTTAAACCTGATGTTATTTTTATTGATTATATTAATATATGCGCTTCATCAAGATTTCGTGCTGGAAGTAATGTAAATTCTTATAGCATAATCAAATCAATTGCAGAAGAACTTCGCGGTCTTGCTGTTGAATATGATGTTCCAATTTTCAGCGCCACACAGACGACCCGTAGTGGTTTTAGTTCATCAGATGTTGAAATCACAGATACTTCAGAATGTATATTTGTTGATGAGACTATTGAAATGAGGGATGGTAATACTAAAAAAATTTCCGAAGTATCTGTGGGCGATCAAATTAAATCTCAAGACAGTTATAAAACTGTGATGATGGTACACCATAAGAAAGAGAAAGAATGTATCGAAGTAGTTACAAAAAATGGAAAAACTATTATTGTAAGTAAAGATCATATCTTTCCTACTAATGATGGCAGAAAATCTTTTAATTCTGGATTGACTATTGGAGATTATCTTAATACCAACACATAACTATAAAGTCTATTGTTGTTGGTATATAAATAATAACGAGATACAATAGACTTTATATATAAAGATATGAAAAAATATAGTAATTATAAAAATAAATTAGACTGGTTAAAAAGAAATAAAAAGTTTTCTCATTATTTTAACTATAATTTTTTTAATCAAAATACAAGTTATATTAAAAAATATCTTGATTCTATAAATGAATCTCCGAATAGTTCTAACATGAGGACTATTAGTTTATTGTGTGATTTATCTCTTTTATATACTGATGAAATAGAAAAAAAGTATGTGGAATATAAAAAAGAAAAGAGTGTAAAGAAAAAAATAGAGATTAGATATGGCGAAGACCAACTTCACATATATGAGGATAAACTAAAGAATAGACCAAAACCAGTAGTTAAAAGTAATTTAACAATTGAATATTGGTTAGAAAGGGGGTTTACTGAACCTCAAGCAAAAGAAAATATATCCAAAATACAATCAAATAACTCCAAAAAAAGACACGAAAAAACATTCAATTATAAGATACAGAATCCAATTTGCAAGGAATATTGGAAAAATATTGGTTTTGTTGATAATGATGAAATTGAAAAATTAAGAAAACCTTATTTGGATAAATGTTCCAATACTTTAAGTAGGTATATCAATAAGTATGGTGAAGAAGAAGGAAAGAAAATCTTTCATAATGGTGTCGATAAAAGAATAAAAACTCTATTAGAAAGATATGGAACAAAAACAATAACTACTTATGTATCCAAAGAATCTCTGAGATTTCTTATAAAATTATATAAAGAAATACGGAAAATGGGAGTACGGAAAACTGATATAGTTTGGGGAATATCTGGAAATAAAGAGTTTGTTTTGACTGATTTTAATAATGATAGAAGTTATTTTTATGATTTTGTTATTAAAAGTAAAAAAATAATTATAGAGTACAATAATTTATTTTGGCATCCCAGAAAAAGAGAAGAATGGAAAGGAATGGGTGATTATGATAAGATTTTTCAATATCAAGAATTGAAAGAAAAACTTGCCATTTCTCGTGGATATGCGGTATACTATGTTTGGAATGATGATAATCTAATAGAAAAAATAAATTACTTAAAAGGATTAATATTAAATGAATGCTCTTGAAGAAAAATGCTTGTATAAGGCAAATAAATTAATTAAATCTGGATTTAGCAATTTAGATTTATTTCAATTAACTGATTTGTTAATTAAGTTGGAAACTGAAAAGGATGAGAAAAATCTTTTAACCGATAAAGATATTGATTATAATGATGAGATAGTTTCAATAAAAGACTGTGGAATAAAGGAAACTATAGATATTAGTGTTTCTGGAGATAATTTATTTTATTGTAATGGGGTTCTAACAAAAAATAGTTTTGGACTTCCTGCGACTGCCGACTTTCTTGTTGCACTTATCAGTACTGAAGAGTTAGAAGGACTTAATCAGATTATGGTGAAACAACTAAAAAATCGCTATGGAGACAAATCAATCTTTAAGCGTTTTGTAGTTGGTATTGATAGAGCAAAAATGAGACTTTATGATGTAGAGCAATCTGCTCAAGGAGAAATACTTGACTCAGGGCAGGAAAATGACTATAATGATGAAGAAAGAAAACCTAAAAAATTATTCGAGGGATTTAAGTTTTAATGGAAACCAAAATTATTGATACAAATAAATATATTGAATTTGTTCGCCAAACTACAAGTCCGGCAAGTTCTGATATTGCTTCTTTGCTTTCTCGTATTGCTGAACTTAATAAAACTAATGATGCTGATGTTCCTCGTCTTTTGACTGCTGCTCTTGGTATGAGTGCAGAAGCAGGAGAGTTTACAGAGGTTGTGAAAAAAATCATTCTTCAAGGTAAACCTTATAATGAAGAGAATGTTTTTCACCTGAAGCGTGAACTTGGTGATATTTGCTGGTATCTCGCTCAAGCTTGTATGGCGCTTGATATTACATTTGAAGAAGTTCTCCAAATGAACTATGAGAAGCTGAGTGCTCGATATCCGGATGGAACTTTTGATGTATACAAATCTGAAAATCGCGTAGAAGGCGACATCTAATCACTAAGAGGAGTAAATACTCCTCTTTTTATTGAGAATAAATAATAATACTTAGTTGTATAATGAAAAGGTTGTATGAAGCAACTAGTAGATGAATATATCGAAGAGTTTGTAAAAAATCAAAAAGGAATAACTTTTAATGATTTTATGAAATATTTTTATTCTTCTTTTGATGTGAAAATTGAAGATGAAAAGAAAAAGTTGCTAAAGAATAAATATATTAAAATGAGAAAAAGTATTTTACAGTACATTTTCGCCAATAAAATATTCATAAGCAATAGAATCAAACAAAAAAGTATCAGTAAATAATGAAATCTTTTCGTAAGTTTATAGTAGAATCAACATCCCCAACAGAAAGAGCGAAGCGTCTTGGACTACAAACTGACGGTCACGGCGGATGGTATGATCGCAGAACTGGAGAGTTTGTTGCCAAAACTGTTGGTAGCGAGTTGAAGTTTTTCAACAAAAGGCAAATTATTGGAGCGAAGGATCCTAAGCAAACGGAGCACGAAAAGAATATTCCCTCTCCAAGTTATAATGATCCAAGATTATCTCAATCACAACAAACTGAACCAGCACAACAAGAACCTGCTCCAGAACAACAAGTCGCACAAGAACCACCACAGCAAGTTGGTCCTCCTCCAGTAGAAAAAACCAAAGGAACTCTTACGATTGCTTTTGGTCGTTTTAATCCTCCAACAGTCGGGCATCAACAACTGATGGATGTTGCCGCTCAGGCAGCAGAAGCAGATGGTAATGAGTATTTGATCTATCCATCAAGAAGTCAGGATAAGAAGAAGAATCCATTAGATCCTGATACTAAAGTCGCATATATGCGTCAAATGTTCCCGCAACATAGTGAACGAATTGTAAATGATGCAAATACAAAAACCATCTTTGATGTTCTTAAAAAGGCACATAATGATGGATATACGAATGTAAGAATCGTTGGTGGCGCAGATAGAGTAAAAGAGTTTGAGAAGTTATCAAACAACTATAACGGTCAGTTATACGCATTTGATGCTATCGAAGTTATTTCTGCTGGTGAAAGAGATCCTGATGCTAAGGGCGTAGAGGGTATGTCTGCATCTAGAATGAGACTTGCTGCCGCAGAAGGGGATTTCCGCAAGTTCAGAGAAGGTCTTCCTCCAGAGATGAAAAGAAGTGCTGCTAGAGAACTTTTTGATACTGTTCGTGCTTCTATGAATATTCAAGAAACTGTGAATGTTTGGGAGATTGCTCCAAAGTTTGATTTTCAATCTCTTCGTGAAAACTATGTGGCAGAGAAAATATTCCAAATCGGACAACTAGTAGAAAATCTGAATACTGGTCTTGTTGGTCGCATTATTCGTAGAGGAACAAACTACTTAATCTGTGTAACAGAATCTGAAATGATGTTTAAGTCTTGGATAAAGGATGTTTCTGAGTTTTATGTTTCTAGGGATAATACAAGACCTTTGGCAGAGAATAAAATCTCAAACATTAAAAACTTCATAAATAAGCATAGAAAAGTAAAACAGTAATCTAATCAAATGAAAACCAATATTTCTGAAGATTTACCTGCAAGAAAGTTTTCTCCTGCCGCTGCGGGTGGGGGAAGTGAATCAGGTTCTTCTGGAGCAGGTGGTCCTGGTGGCGATGTAGAGAAAAAGGCAAGACAACTAGTATATGATGCAAAGTATGAAGTAAGAAAGACGATGGGTAAGGATACTCGAATGGATCCTGCTGCCGTAACTAGAGCAGTACTACAGAGAATCGATAAATCTTCATCTTCTCAACCGATCAAAATGAGAGCAAGAAAAATTGTTATGGGCGATACTCAAAAAAGAGATGTTAAAGAGTTCGCATCTCAAAATGTTGCAAAAGCATTATTTGATGTCTTTGCGAATCATTCTTCAGATATTATTGATGAAGAAGAACTTAAAAAAGATCTAGAAGAAGCGATTGAAACTCAAGGAGAAAAAAAATATAAAGTTAGAGTAACTGATAAGAAGACTGGAAACTCTTATATTAGATGGGCTACTCGCTCAAAAATAACTGAACTTCGTGGAAATCCAAATATTGAATCTGTTGAGATGCTTGATTTGTATGGAAGTCCTGAACCAAATGAAAGTGAAAGAACTAAAGGCGCTCAAACTGCAAGCACAACTGCAGGTAAAGGTGTGAATAATGATGGCAATTTAGCAAACAATTACCCCCCATACGATAAGGTAACTCGGGGTGATGTTATTGCTGGTCGTCGTGGTGAAGATCAGATGGGTGGTAAAAAAAAAGTTAAAGAAGAGTTTATAGGTGAAGCTGATACTGATGGGGAAGATAAAAAGCAAATTAAACCTATGTCTAAAGGGAAAAAAAATAAGTGCAAGGTTTATGATGGGAAAGGTAGAGATAATAATATGATGGGGCAAGGTCTAATGATGCATCAAGAACTTGAAGGTGAACTTATTTCCGAAACTGGATACTCTAGATTTCTGAATATGGTTCAGGAAAAAATGAATCTTGCGACAGCACCGATGGGTGATGTTATAAAAGATTTTCAACAATCTAATGCTCCGCAGTTTGTGGGAAAATCTGAAGAAGAGCGTCGTAAAATGGCGATTGCTGCTAAACTTGAAGCAGAAAGAAAATCGGGAATGATTGAAGAAAAGGAATGTGGTTGTGATGATGGTGAAAAGAAAAAAGAAAAGGAGATAGATCCTAGAGAGATTCCAACAAAAGTCAATCTGGTAAAAAACAAGTTGAGAGCGATGGGTCTTAAAATGTCTTATGAACCAGAAGGTGATCTTGTAGATGAAGCAACTGCTGCTGCGAAGAGAGGTCTTCCCGAACCTCATAGATCAGAAACATTAAAGGCTTCTGGAGAAAGAGAAGCAGATGAACTGATGAAAACCCCGCAAGGAAAACGAGAATTAAAAAGAAGAAGTGATTATCGTCGCCAAAAACAAACACCAGAAGCACAAGCAAAGAAAAAAGAAAGAGATGCTGAAAGTGAAAGAATCTCTAACCTGAATAGAAGACCAATGACTAAAAAACAAAGAGCAATGTCTGCTGCCGTTAGAGCATCAGGACCACTTGGAACTTGAATAATTCCTAAATAGTTACAGCACATTTCCGTAAGGAGAAAGAAAATGAACTGGAACATCCCACTAAAAGTTGCAGAAGCAGTTGTTGAATGGTTCTGGAGAAGCTGTGAAGTTAAAGGTTATGTAGTTCATCTACTTGAAAAGTATGCCAAGAGCACAGACAACGATATTGATGATGTAGTAGTTGGAATGGTAAAAACTGCTCTTCTCAAGAACTGTCCTGAATAATGTGGATTTGGGAGTGCTTTCTTCTAAACTGGGGCATTACCATTCTATTGGCAATACTACTAGCATTATCAGAATTACTTGATGAAGTACCATCAATCAAATCGAATAGTATACATAGAATTGTATACAACTTTCTAAAATTTGTAGCAAATAAGAAAAAAAAGGGAGACTAATGCCAGTCTCCTTTTTTTATAAATATCATTATAATAAGAAAATTACAAGGTAAAACAAATGGCGCTCTGGGGAAAAGCAGACTCAATATTTTCTACAGGAACTATTACAGTAGATTATTCTACAAAAACTGTTACTGGTTCTGGAACAACCTTTACAAATGCTAGTGCTGGTGATGTACTATCAATTGGTGTGGGAAATACATTCGGAGAAGCAGTAATCTCCGGTATTACTTCCGATCTT